GACCATTGCGCTCAATGTCTTTAACCAATTCGTTAATTTTCTTGATGATTTTCTTATCTTGTATTTGCCAGTAAAGATAATCAGCCCAAGCTCTGTCAGTCCAGATTTTATTCATCTTCATCAACCTCTATAAGCTCATGAATTTGACCCTTGCCGCTTTCAAGATGTGCAATTCCTTGATCAATTTTAGCAAGGTATTCAGCATTTCTGGCATATTTCATAAGCTGATTATATTGTTCAAGGCTCATAAGCACAACGTTTTTTTCGTTTTTTCTTGTAACGATAACAGTTTCGCTTTCATCAGTAGCTTTATCACAGTAATCTTTCAGGTTGTTTCTAATAGTTGAGTAATTAACGGCTAACATAATCATCACTCCAAAAACAGAATATTGTACAATTCTTTGTACATTTATATTATATCACTTTTTTTCAAAAATGTCAACAAAAAAGCAGCGAATTACTCGCCGCTTTAAAAAAATCGTTTTAATGTGAAAGGAGCAGTAAATGCAGTCAAAATTCAGAATGAGCAAAGATGAATTAGAAAGCATGAATCTGCATGAGCTTATTGGAAAACTTGCAGAGGTATATGAGCTTGATAGTTCAGAAACAGCTTTTATAGAGTGGTATGCTAATTTGGATAAAGATAAGCGGGAAAAAATGCTTCCGGTGCTTATGACTTGTATGATGGATATAGCATTGGAAGTGATTCAAAAAAGAAAATAACCGGCATAACAAAGCCGGTTATATACTCATTTGGGTGATTGATTTTCCTTTGATTCTGTAACAATGTTTCTTATATATTGAGAGATTTTGAAAGGAAGCTTTTCACGCTCTTCACGTGTTAAGCTGATATACATACTGAAAAAATCTTTTTCCAGTTCGTTGAAATTTGCTACAGTTGAAACGAGTTCAACAATATTAATGTCTATTGTTTTTTCACGCCCTAATAGGTAATCGGTTGTTACGCCGTAGAAATCAGCTAACTTAATAAGAATGTCTGCTGTTGGTATTCGCTTGCCGCTTTCATAGTTTTGATATGTGCTAAAATTCATACCTATTGCGGAACAAAGGTCTTGCATTGTGGAAAAACCTCTTGATTTTCTTAGAGATTTCAAAATTTCCTTGGTTTCCATATTGTCACCTCACTTTACATTATTATATCATACGTTTGTGATATTGTCAAGTAAAATTAAACTGTTTTTCAATGTGAACTTGTACAAATGTGATATATTGATTTTGTACATTCATACAAAAATATGATTTTATATCACAAATGTAAGAAAAAGCATTGACATTTCATCACGAACGTGATATAATATAATTACAGAAGCGGAGGTGAGACAATGAGTAAGCCGAAAAAAAGCGGCGGTAAGAAACTTAGCAAATACGAAAAAGTTCTTCTTACCACCGCCACACTCAACTTAATCAAGGCTCTGGTTGATTTGATCAGAGATTTGATAAAATAAGTTGAAACTAATCCACCGGAGGGCGCAACCTCCGGTAAGGATTAGCATACCATAAAGCTTGCTCATTGTCAACCCCTGACAGAAAGGAAGTGCAGGAATGATTTTTGATGTAATAAGCATATTGCTGAACTTAACAATTATTTTTTTGATTATACGTGATAAGAGAAAGTAGGATAACTATTATAAACAACAATTAAAATAAATGCTAGAATGTGTAAAAAACAGTAAAATCGAACAAACAGTACTGAATAAGATAAAAAAGAGGTGATAATTAATGGAAGATCGTAAAGTTACAATAACTGAGACGGAAAAAATCACAGAGTTTAGAACAAAAAACGCAATTATAAAAATTCATCAGCCAATTCTTTCTGAAGAGGAATATGCCAGACGTCTAAAAGCATTTGAAAAAAGTCTTGAACGTTTTTACTGGGGTATAGTCAATAGTGGGTTGGATTGGGATGAATGTGTGCGAGAAGTTGAAGAGCTTGAAAAACAAGGAAAAAATTAAAAAATTCAAAAATATACTTATACACTATATGCCAGAAATGAATAAAAAAGGAGAATAAAAAAATGCAGTTAAAGTGCAAATTATGCGGAAAGCAAATAATTGGGAGATCGCAAAAAAGATATTGTGAGGAATGCGTAAAGAAGCGGAAAGCAGAAAGTACAAAGCAGTGCAGAGAACGAAAGAAGCAGACGTATCAAATAAAAGGACAGTCAAGCCGGCTGTCAAGGGACGTGTGCAACGCCTTTGCAGCCGGAATTACATACGGAAAATATATGGAAAAGAAGAGAGAAGGGATTTTATGAAAAAGCCTACAAAACTCACGATAAGCAAAGCAGGACGATTGATAAAAAAAGCACTGGACATATATCCGATCGGACTTAAACCGGAAAAAGAAACACCGGGCTGTTACAGTATGAAGATAGGAAATTTATTTATTGAGGTGGGCGAATTCGGAGAAGTATTAAATTTTCCTGGAGAATATTATTACAAGCTTGTGATAGGGATTGCAGAAACATGTGATTTTTTGACATTTATTTATGATCGAAAAACGCTTGAACGTGATATGATAGCAGAGATGAATTATCAAGATAGTCTTATGATGCTTAGAGCGCTTAATGAAGATAGATTCTGATGAAGGTATTATATAAAGGGGTTTTGTTCGTTTGGGATGAAGAAAATGAACAATGCTATGTAATGAGCGGAGTGAAAACTCTTCCCGATGGAAAGATAATTTATGATGAATACATAACGGAAAAGAATCCGATAATTGCCAAAAACATGTTTATAAACCGAATAGACGGGATTTTAAGCAAAGAGATAGCGGACAAGCTTGAAGCTTCCGGAAGAAACCGATATACCGGAGAGCTGCAGCAGTGAGACGTCAAAGAGGGGTAAAGAAAATGACAAGCAAAGAATTAAAAGAAGCGTTTGTAAGGGGCGAAAAGGTGGAATATGACGGGATCATATATAATGAGATCAAATCAATAGTTTACTGGAAGAAGAAAAACCGAATTTACGAGTCAGCCGTGCTTGAAGATAGTTTTGGAAGATCTGTTGTTCAGGTTTTGGGAAAGGACGTTAAGGCTGTAAAAACGATAAATTAAAATCAATGAAGCAAAAGGAGTTACACTAATGGGAATAAAAGGATTTAAAGGGTTTAACCCGGATATGACGTGCTTAGGAAAGCAATACGAAGAAAACACGATATTTAGTGAAGCTGAAGCTGTAGTATGTAAAAAAGGTATGCATTTTTGTGTCAATCCGTTTGACGTGCTGGATTACTATCCGATTTTAAACAAAGAGTGCAAATTTAATGTATTTGCGGAAGTTGAATCACTAAGTGAAGCTGATACAACAGATTCTTGTAAATTTTCAACAAGTGAAATAAAAATCGGTAAAAAATTAAATTGGAAAGAGTTTGTTGAATCGTATTTAGATATTATACAAAACGATTGTCCTAATAAAACTGAATTAACTTCAAATGATTATGCTCAGATAGGTTCATCCGGTAATGGTGCTCAGATAGGTTCATCGGGTGATGATGCTAAGATAGGTTCATCGGGTTATGGTGCTCAGATAGGTTCATCGGGTGATTATGCTAAGATAGGTTCATCGGGTTATAATGCTCAGATATCAAGTGAAGGGTTACACTCGGTTATATGTTGTGCTGGGTATGGAGCTAAAGCACAGGCAAAGATAGGAAGCTGGATTACTTTAGCCGAATGGAAAAACAATATTCCAGTATGTGTGAAAACAGAGCAAGTTGACGGAATAAAAATAAAAGAAGATACATGGTATACATTAAAAAACGGCGAATTTCAAGAGGTGGAAAATGTTTAATGCGGCAGCACTTTTAATATGTCTGACAATGATGCTGATTATATGTGAGTGTGCGGCTAGGCTTGCTGATATTATTCGGGAGTCAATTAGAAAGCGTGATGAAGCACGCAAGCTTGAATTTAGAATAAAAGCTTACGAAGAGAGCTCAAAACATCGGACAAGCGATGAAGGAAAAGCCCGTGCATTAGCGATTTCTTATGTGTTACGCAGCAAAAAAATGCCCTCAAAAAAATGAGGGCAAGACAAATACATATAAAATTTAACCGATTTTATTATACATTAAAAAGGAGTAAATGTCAAGTATGGAAAACGATCAAAAAAGAAAAAAGCTTTATAAATTGCTGGATTTGCTCGGAGGATGTTCAAAGGAAATCAAAGCTCCAGTAAATATAATGCTTGAAAGAGTAAGCGAAAAAGATCTTGATTTTTACATAGAAAAACTAAATAATTTATGAAAATAAAGACGATTAAAACAGAAATTGCCCGTCTCTCAAACGAAATCATTAAAGAAATTGAGAGATGGATATATATTGGTGAAAATGGGTGCAGCGATCCATCATGGTGTGATGGATTTAATATGAACCTTGTAAGAAATCACATAATTTATGATAAAGGAAAAATAGCAGAAATATGCCAAGAAAAAGGAATAGAATTTCCAAATGAATACTATATTCCAACTCCGCCAATAGTCAGTAATTATTATATGTCCGACTTAAAATGTAAGCGTGCATTAAGATTTAAAAAAGAAGGATATAAATTGACAAATAGGCATCAAGAGTATAATCAAAATCAATTGTCGTTTTTATAAATGAAATTTTCAAAAGAGAAGAAAGCTGCCGCATTTCACGGCAGCTTTACAGCAGGAAAATAAAAAAAGCATCCGCCTGAAGCTGGCGGAAAAGGGCTTGTAATGTATATTATCTTAACGCTGAAAAAGGAAAAGGAAAAATGAGAAGAAGGTATCGGGAAAAAATATATGATTGTGGGAGATATAGTGAAGTAAATATATATCCTATTTATAAAACAGCATCGCACCGAAGAGGAAAAATGAAGCCTACAACAGAAATACAGAAAAAGCTTAACAAAATAAATTCAGAGAACAAGCTTATAAGAATAATCAATACGAATTTTGATGAAAACGACATACGTTTTGACGGGACATATCGTGATGATTGTGTGCCGAAGTCAGACGATCAGGCGGCTAGAGAACTTAAAAATTTTCTTAATAGAGTGAAGTACTATAGAAAAAAACATTCTCTTCCACCATTAAAGTATATTGCCGTGACTGAAAAAGGAAAAAGAAACGGAAGATATCATCATCACATTATCATGAATGGAGGGATTTCCGTTAATGTTTTAAGTAAAATTTGGGGAAAAGGTTATACAACAATCAAACCTTTACAGCCTGACAACACCGGTTTTACAGCTCTTGCCAAATACATGACAAAATCACCGGCTGCATCTAAGAAGCTTTGGAATTCTTCAAAAAATTTAAAACGTCCGAAAGAGAGAAAAAGGGACGGTCGTATATCTCATCAATCAGTTTTGGAGCTGTCAAGGGACACTGAAAACGCACGTGAATACGAGAAATACTATGCCGGATATTATTTTGCGCAAGCCCGGAGGGTTCTGAATGATGTTAACGGCGGTATTTACATACAAGCAAGATTTTATAAAAAGGAGGGCAATAAAAGTTGCAGACAAACATCACAAATTCAGAGGAAATAGAACAGATCACATTGTTTCGCTGGGCTTCATTTATGGAGAACAAATACCCGAAGCTTAGACTTATGTATCATGTTCCGAATGAGGGAAAAAGGAGCAAAAGAGCAGGCTTCAAATTGAAGCAGGCAGGTTTGAAATAAGGTGTGCCTGATATAGTTCTGCCGGCAGCCCACGGAGGTTATTTTGGATTATATATCGAAATGAAGGCAGGACGCAACAAGACTACTGACAATCAGAAAGATTGGCTTAAAGATCTGTCAGATCAGGGTTATAAAACTTGTGTTTGCTATGGCTGGGAATCTGCATCGAAGGTGATCGAGGATTATTTGAATCTTACTCCGACTTCTGAATTTATTATTCAAAAAGGTGAAGATAATGATACAACACCAAATCAATAAATTTAAGGAGGATTACCCGCAGTTTTTAAAGCGGATTATTTCCCAGAACTGCAAGAATTTTATTGTTAAGGAGGATCAGCATGAATCGTGAAATTTTATTCAGAGGGAAAAGAGCTGATAACGGAAAGTGGGTAATGGGTATGCTTTGCCAATACCACGAATGGGCATCCGCTAAAATTGTGCCTAACGATTCTGGCGATTTCTACAGTAAAATGGTGTGGGTAGTCGATCCTGAAACCGTCGGACAATTCACCGGCTTGATCGATAAGAACGGAGTTAAGATTTTTGAGGGAGATATTCTAAAATTCAAATCAGGGAATTATGTTGTAGAATGGTGTAATGAGCATAGCAAATTTTTACAAGCAGATAAGCAATTCACCAGAGAGCTTCACTGCTACATTGATAATTCAGAAGTCATTGGAAACATTCACGATAATTCTGAGACGATGGAAGGAGAACCAAATGTATAAAGCAACAAACATCGATACAGACAAAGCATTGAAAGCTATTGAAAATTGCCGCTATCATAAAAGTCTTGAGCAGCAGAAAGAATTATACGGCATTCAAAAGTATTATGAGGGACTTGAAAAGGGTCTGGACTTAGCGGAACGTCTTTTTGAATGCTCCAATTACGAAAAGGATGAGCCCGAAGCTGTTCATACTAAAATCCAATATAAAAATCACGAGTATTCAATATCTGAATTTTGTCAGAAAATGGAACAGCTTGAAGAGATGTATAAGGAGAAGATTGAAAATGAGATTTATTGATTTGTTCGCAGGCATCGGCGGCTTTCGCAGAGGAATGGAACTCGCCGGGCATAAATGCGCAGGTTTTTGCGAGCGGGACAAATTTGCAGCAGCAAGCTACATATCGATGCACTTGCTGACGGATGAACAAAGAGAAAAACTCAAAGCATTCACCTTAAAGCAGCGGCAAGCAGAAATACTAAAGGAGGAGTATAGAAATGGAGAGTGGTATTCAGCTGATGTTCGATCTATCAGAGGCAACGGAATGCCAAGAGCCGAGTGCTGGTGTTTCGGAGCTCCCTGTCAGGATTTCTCTATTGCAGGGCAGAGAGCTGGACTTAGAGGAGACAGAAGTTCCCTCGTTCGGGAAGTTTTCAGAATCATTAGGGAGATCAAAGAGGAAGATAGACCCGAATGGCTTGTCTACGAAAATGTTAAAGGAATGCTTAGCAGCAATAAGGGATTCGATTTCGCCGCCATTCTCCTTGAACTGGATGAACTGGGGTATGACGCTGAATGGGAGATATTCAACACAAAGAATTTCGGAATACCGCAGAACAGAGAGCGAGTGTACACTATTGGACATCTTAGAGCCAAAGGTGAACGAAAAGTATTTCCTCTCAAAGGAGCAGGCGGAGAAGATAGTGTTTGTGAAGTAAAGCAGATAGGACAGCGTAACCGTCCCGGAAGGGATAACCTCAGTCAGTATCGAGTATACGACCAAACGGGTATATCTCCGTGCCTCACTAAAATGGACGGCGGAGGCAGAGAACCGCATATTCCTATCATGTTTGGTATAGATTACAATACCGCAGGCGCAGAGAGAACTATCGCCAGCTGCCTTAAAGCCCGATACGGCAGCGGAGTATCAAATCTGAGGCAGGACCGGACAGCTGCAGTTATCCCCGTTATCACTCCTGAAAGGATAGACAAACGGCAGAACGGCAGACGCTTCAAGGAAAACGGAGACCCGTCATTCACCCTCACCGCTCAAGATCGTCACGGTGTAGCTATTGGAATCATAAATCCGGACAGTGAAAACACTTTCAGAACATTAAGAGCGCAAGCGTCAAATCACAGCGTCGCTAATTACATAAGACAAGATAGTTTCGGTGCTTCTGCTGTTGGCATTGTTTGGTACGAGAAATACAAATGCTTCATAGCAATAAGAAAGCTCACGCCGAAAGAATGCTTTCGCCTGCAAGGCTGGACGGACGATTATTTCAAGAAAGCGGCATTTGTTAATTCAGACAGCCAGCTCTACAAACAAGCAGGCAACGGCGTAACAGTTGACGTGGTTGAGGAGATCGGAAGAGCAATACGAAAGGAGAAGATTGAAAATGAGACTAATTGATGCAGATGCGGCAAAAGCGAAAATGATTGAAGTGGCAGCTAAAATTTCTTCAAAAATAAATATTATGACATTTCCCATAGTGGCAAGGCTAATAAATATGTTTGACTGCAAAGAGGACTTTCCCACAATCGATGCCGCCCTTGTAAGACATGGGAAGTGGGAAATAATGGATGATTCGTGTTGTATTTGCAGCCAATGTAGAGCCTCTATTGCGTTATGTGATGCTTGCAAAGAATGGACGCCACCAAAATTTTGTCCTTATTGCGGAGCATGTATGGATATTAAGGAGGATCACCATGACACAACATCAGATTGATAAATTAAAGATCATTATGGACCATTACGGATATAACAATCAGCGTGAAATATTTGTAGAAGAATGCGCCGAAGCTATTCAGGCGGTTCAGAAGTGCAAACGTGCATTGAAACATACCGAGTCTTTGAAAGTTCTTGCCGACTTGAAGCAAGAGATCGCAGATGTTTTGATCACGGCAAATCAAATGAAAATATTTTTAGGCAGCGATGCGATAGATAATCTTATCAACTTAAAGCTTGACCGACAAATCAAGCGTATTCAGGAGGAATAAATATGAAATTAAAAGACATATCTGCCATTTTGAGGGCAAGAAGCATGATAAGGATATTCAACGGAGAGAACTGTCAATGGTTCAGTGATGGATCAGCATGCTATCCTATATATGGACTTCCGGAAATGGATGATAAAAGTCTAAGAGTACTTCTAGATATTTCGGAAGACAAGTGGCAGAAATATAACGTGCTGATTGCTGATCTTCCATTTTCGGAGCAGGATAATTATTCCGGAGAATTTGAACTTCATAATATAGGGATGGTTCTTAATTACAATGGAATCGAGGTCATTCCGCTTGTCGGAAATTATAAGATGTTTTTTGTTCAGTCAAAGTATCTTAAACCCATATTCAGAGATAATAATGATTGTCATTATTATGCGAGACAAATGCAAAGCGGAGAATATATGATTGCTGTCAAGCTCGGATTTATACTCGGTGCAGTTATAATGCCATTTGATATTGTAAATGATGAATTTGTGGAATGTTTGAAGATGATGCATGAAAGATCAATCTCTTTGCTTAATGAAAAAAAGCAAAGAGAAGCCGATGACTTAAATACTCAGAATTTTCTTATTGATGATCTTAATAGCTTTAAGGAGGAATAATCATGGAAGATACAATTAAATGGGATGAAACGGTCGGTTATTTAAAGATCTCAAGCAAGAAAAAACATAAGCAGATTAAGATATATAACAACATCACCGGGAGATATTTAGAAAAGATTTTCTTAAACAGATATTATGCAAAAAAATATATCCGTGAACTTAATTTGAATAGAAACGTGTTTGAAATCCAATTTGTTTAAGGAGGAATGTTCAAGCGATGACATTAAGGGAGATCGAGTTGAAGAACTGGCTTAACCGGGCTTTTTATGCAGATAAAAAAGTCAAGGCGCTGAAATTGCAGCTAAAACAGTGTGAAGAAGATGCTACAGATATTTCCGCAAAATACAATCATAACGATGCCGGGAAATCTGACGGCTCGGTAAATGTCACGGAAGGCTTATACATAAGGATCCATGCAAAAGAGGAAGAAATAAAAAATGAAATCAAAAAAAGGATGGATATTGTAGATGAAATCGAAGAAGTTATATCAAGGCTTCAAGACGACGATCTGGAGGCTGTCTTAAGGTGCATATATGTTTCGTTCTGCACAATTGAAAAAGCTGCTGAAACCTTGCACTATCATCCGAACACCATTAAAAATAAAAAGAATAAAGCGGTTCGAAAACTTGTACCGAAATGTCTTGAATTGTCCTTTGAAAACGAGTAAAATGGTATTATAGAAAGCAGGCGGAAATTATTATAAGGCTTTCCTGCGCCGGTTCTTTTTCCTCTTTTTGCTTCCAGCGCAGTACGCTTCCGCCTTTTATTTGATATCTACAAATTGACATTTTAATACTCCTTTCAGAACACCGCTGCCTTTTCGGGGTAAGCGGTGTTTCTGTATATTTAAAAACTGAGGTGGTGACCTTGAATGAACACAATTTAATACCAATACGAACCGAGAGCGAAGCAAGGGAAAAGGGTTCAAAGGGCGGTAAGAAGTCCGGCGAATCACGCCGCCGTAAAAAGTCTATGAAACAAGTCATGGATATGCTTCTTGAAATGCCTGCTAATACTGCCGCCGACTACAATATGCTTGTAGAAATGGGAATCGATCTTTCAGAGCTTGACGAAGACACAGTGAATAATATGCTTGTAGTCAATGCCGCTCTTCTTAAAAAAGCCAAAGCCGGAGATGTTTCGGCGATAAAAGAACTCCGTGAAGTTATTCAGGACGACTTTTTTGCTAAGGAAAAACTCAAACTTGAAAAAAACAAATTAAAACTTGAAAAAGACAAAAAAGAACCGTCTGTTTCTGCCTGAACTATTTATTCTGGAATACCCGCATCGCTTATTGCGCCGACCTTTTCGCCGGTGCTTTTTGATATAATGGAGCATAAGCATTCCGAGTATGTTTTCCCTGGAGGTAGAGGCTCGACAAAGTCATCCTTCTGCGGACTTAACGTTGTCGATCTCATTATGAATCATGAGGACATGCACGCTTGTGTTCTGCGTCATGTTGCAAATACGCTCCGAACTTCTGTATATCAGCAGATATTATGGGCAATATCGGCTCTCGGTCTTGACGATGAGTTCCAATGCACTGTATCTCCGCTCGAAATAACCCGTAAATCTACGGGACAAAAAATATATTTCAGAGGTGCGGACGATCCTAATAAAATCAAATCTATAAAAGTTCCGTTCGGATATATCGGCATTGTTTGGTTTGAGGAGCTTGATCAGTTCAAGGGAGAAGAAACAGTTCGTAAAATTGAGCAGTCTGTTATCAGAGGCGGAGATATTTCTTATAAATTCAAAAGCTTTAATCCTCCAAAATCGGCAAATAACTGGGCAAATAACTATATAAAAGTTCCGCGAGAGGATAGGCTCGTAACCGAAAGCACTTATCTGAGTGTTCCGGAAAAATGGCTGGGAAAATCCTTTCTTGACGATGCTCAGTTCCTTAAAGAAACTAATCCGGCATCTTATGACAACGAATATATGGGAATCGCTAACGGTACGGGAGGAAACGTCTTTGACAACGTTATTATACGTGAAATTACGAACGAAGAGATCGCAGTTTTTGATAATATTCATAACGGCGTAGACTGGGGCTGGTATCCTGATCCATACGCTTTTGTCCGTGTTAATTATGTCCCCTCTCAGCAAACGCTGTATATATTTCAGGAGTACACCTGCAATAAGCAGACCAATGCCCAGACAGCTGAAAAGCTTGCTTCACTTGGCATAACTAACGATCTTATCACCTGCGACAGCGCTGAACCTAAATCTGTGGAGGATTACAGAGCGTATGGACTTTGCGCCAGACCTGCTGTTAAAGGTCCGGAAAGCCGTGAGTATTCATACAAGTGGCTGTCTGGTTTGAGGGCTATTGTTATCGACAACAAACGCTGTCCTTCTGCGGCAAGGGAATTTTTGGACTACGAATACGAATGCGACAAAGAAGGCAATGTTATAAGCGGTTATCCCGATGGCGGCGATCATACTATTGATGCAGTACGTTATGCAACTGAAAGAATATGGAGGCGGAGAGGTCAGTGAATATATTAAATGCAATAAGAGAGCTGGTGAGAAAAATGTTTCCTTCAAAAACTATCAAAGATGTTTATTCGGTTGATATCGCCGTTACTGATCTTATGCTGAGGCGTATAGCGGAATGGAATAAAATGTATTCCGGAAAAGCTCCATGGCTTTCAAAAGATGTTATATCCCTCAGGCTTGAACAGTCTATAGTCCGTGAATTTGCCAATATTACGCTGAATGAAATGACTGCGTCTGTCACCGACAAGCGTATTGATGACATATTTCAGACGGCAATAAAAGACATCAATCAGAATTTGCAGAGAGCGCTTGCTTCCGGAGCAATGATCGTTAAACCTCTTGGAGGAAATAAAGTTCAATACGTTCCGCAGACGGATTTTATACCGATAGAATATGATGTGAACGGAAGGCTTATGAAAGTTATTTTTCCTGAAATAAAGCAGGTCTCAGACCGTGAATACCTTATCCGGCTTGAATATCACAGTCTTGACGCTGAAAAAGGTCTTACTATCACCAACAGAGCATTCCGCACCAGCTGTGCGGATTCGCTTGGAAAAGAGATACCTCTGAAAAGCGTTCCTGAATGGTCGGCTTTGATGGAAGGCGTTACATATCCCCTTATGAAACGTCCCGCATTTGGTTATTACGTTAATCCGGTCGATAATTATATAGACGGCAGTCACGGAGGAGTTTCAATTTTTGATTCAGCGTCAGAACTTATACGTCTTGCGGATATACAATTCGGACGTCTAGACTGGGAATTTGAATCTGCTGAAAGAGTGATTCATGTTGATGAAGCAGTTCTCCGTCCCGTAAAAACTGCGTATGCCCGTCAGGATTTTGAAGTTCCTAAGCTTAAAGATCGGCTCTTTAAGGGACTGAATATCTCAGGCGGAACTCAGGATTTTTTCAAAGAATTCTCCCCTGCTCTCCGTGAAGAAAGCTTCATTAAAGGTCTTGAAGAATATAAACGGGCAATCGAATTCACCGTCGGTCTGAGCTTCGGAGATATTTCAAATCCCCAGTCTGTTGAAAAAACGGCTACGGAGATCAAGTCCGCAAAGAAACGTAAATATAATACCGTTTCGGCTATTCAGAATAACCTTAAAAACTGTCTTGAAGATCTGGTGTATGCGCTTGCTTTTTTCAACGAAATGACACAGCAGAAATATGAATTTATCTGTAATTTCAAAGACAGCATTCTTGTTGATGAGGAAACTGAACGTCAGCAAGATAGAAATGATGTTTCTATGGGAATCATGCGTCCGGAAGAATATCGTGCAAAATGGTACGGCGAAAGTCTGGATGAGGCTCTTAAAAATCTTCCGCAGACTGCCGAGGTAATAGATTAATGCTAACATCAGGAGAGATCGAAGCTGTTTCAATGGCTTACGACAAGCCTATGAGGGAGCTTGAAAGCCGTATAATGCAGGATATTATCCGCAGGCTTAAAACAAACGGAAATGAAATCACAAGGGCGGCTGACTGGCAGATAAACCGATTATATGAACTCGGTATGAGCAAAAAGGATATTGAAAGTGCACTAAAGCAAAGTCTTAATTTATCCGATGAAGATATACATAATATGTATTCCCAGGTTCTTAAAACCGACTATTTGAGGAATGCTGAAATTTACAAAGCAGTAGGTAAAAATCAGATTCCATTTGCGGAAAATCTCGGATTACAGCAGATGTTAAGTGCTGTTGCAAATCAGACTTACGGCACTTTACAAAACATAACAAACTCACTTGGATTTTCAGTTAGAAATGCGTCCGGCAAGCTTGAATTTAAGCCCATAGCGGAGTATTATCAGCAGACACTTGATGGGGCAATGCTCGATATTACAAGCGGAGCGTTCGACTATAATACTGTTCTTAAACGCACTGTAAAGGAAATGACAAATTCCGGACTTCGTACCGTTTCTTATGCT